ATGGCTACTTTTTTTGCACTTTTATTTTTAATTGGTCTAGTTGCAATGGTGGTTGGTCTAATTAAACCAGCATTATTCAATAAAATTAATCCTACCAATTCGCGAATAAAAATTTTAGTTGGCGGTGTTGTAATTAACATGGTGCTTTTGGCTATGGTTGGTGTTTTTGCACCTGAAGTTGAAAAGAAAGAAGTAGCTGCAAAAACAGAGGCAAAAATCGAACCTGAAGTCAAAAAAGTAGCTGAAGTAAAACCCCAGAATGATAAAGCTGAAGCTAATTTAGGGATGACACCAGAACAGTTTAGACAGGCCTTTAATAAGAGATTGAATGATTTAGATATTTCTATCGTTCGTCCATTAGGTGAATTTAATATAAAAAATGGTGATGTACGTGATGTATTCCAAGTGGAATTCTCAAACGAAATTAATCTGACTGGAGCTGTAAATAAAGACGGAATGTTAAGAAGCATTACTGTTATTACTGTGCCAGGAAAAGACTATGAAAAAGCCATGATGGAAACTTTACTCTTGACCGGAATTTCAGCAAATATTGTGAATACTCCAGAGAATAGGGATAGAACAGGTAAAGTTGTAATTGACCTGATTGATAAAGCTCTTAAAAATGTTGAAGAAGATAAAAACACTCATACTGAAACAGTGGGTAATGTTGAATATATGGCTATGGCTAGTAAATTTACAGGACTATGGTTTTCAATGGAGCCACCTGAAAAGTAGATATATCAATTACTAATTTTTAGGCCCCTTAATTGGGGCATATTTTCGTTAAGTCTAGGATGAATAATTAAATGATATTACCTATTATTAATACTTTCCAAGAACCATATATAGTTTGGCATGAACGAGAGCCAACATTTGAGGAACAATTAGAGAAAATAAATTCTGGTAATTTTCATCCATTAGATACAGTGAAAATGGGGGTTAAGGCTGAGATTTTAACTCCAATAGATGCTGCTCAATATATGGCTATGGAGGGGACAGATAATCGTTTAGAAAGATTGATAGATGATATTTTACATTCTTCAGTGGAATGTAAAATTTGGCAAAATTTAATGCCATCTATAACCCCTGAACCATTAATCCATTACAAACAATACTATCCAAAATTTGATACTGCCTTGGTCGATAATTGTATAAAACAAATTGGGGTATTACCTGCAGTAGGTCAGCATTTATTTAGAGGTGGATTTTGGCCAGATGGTTTGACTACTGTAGTAACTGATCAACCTTTATCAACTTCGTTTTGCCCTCAAGTAGCTTTACGGAATGCTGAGTGGAAAGGAAAAGCTTATGATGAAGGGAAAATAGATATATTCGTTATTCGTGTTGTGGACCCTAAAACCAATATATATTTTTATAATCTTAATGAGATTTTAGGAAATGAAAAGGAGGTACTTTTTGCTTCTGGTGCAACACTACGCTTAATAAGTAGAAAATTAATAAGGGATGATTTTCTGGTGAATAAAGGAATTGGTGTATGTGAAATCGTTTCAAAAAAAGTTCCAATTTATGTATTGGAAATTGAGATCTCATAGATATTTTAAAGCCCCTATAAAAGGGGCTTTTTTATCCAACGAGATAGAGGAATAATGAACCACTGATCATTACACCAATGATTAAACCGATGAGGGCTGGGTAAAGCCACATTCTTGTACCCCTTGATATTGATTCTGAATTTTGATTGATTCGTATCTCACCAGTAAGAACTGACTCAGGATCCATGTTTCCTAGCTGAGCAATGTTAATTACCCTTAAAAATCTGGTGAATTGATAATCCAACATCATCCACAAGATGAGCAGAGATAATACAAAAACGATAATAGAAAATATGAGGAAATTTGTCATTTAATAGTACCGTTTAGAAAGTTTTTCTTGTGTGTTTTTACATTCAACACAAAGGGTTACAGAACCATAGCGCTGACGCTCAACAGGAATATCATTTCCGCATTCTTCACATTCAGTAAGAGAAGGGCGACTAAAGTCTTTAGGTTGAATTTGAACCTGTTTAAGTTGTAGTTCTTGGGCTATATCGATTTTATCTGTCATGCGTGCTCCATTTTCCAAGTACGGTCTGGAGTAGGTAGATTAATTTCAGGATTAGGATGGGCTGGAGGGGATAGCTGGAACTTCAATTCCATGTAGCCCTGGGCTGTAAAGCCACAATTAAGATTTTGGCATTGCGCCTGAAACATACGGAGTAGTGGACTCAATGCATCACTTGAACGTATTGCAAAAGGTTCTCCACAGTGGGGGCATTTATAACGTGAACGAGGTCTTGCCATTTCGTTACCTATTGGTTTAATTATTTACGATTTTATAACAAAATCACCATAAATAGTAATTTATAATAATTTGTATCGAAAATTGATTATTGTTTTTAGTCCTTGCTTTCCCCCAAGCAAGGATTTTTTTTATTTACCCTTCTTAGCTTTATCTATTCGGGCCTGTTCCCTCTTTAAAGCAATGGTCGCTGTTTTTTTAGTTTTATATATTTTGATGAGCTTTAAAGGATTGCTTTGATCACCAGAAGTAAGTTTGAGATCTTTACCATTCTCACGATAAAAAACGATTACTCCGGTGTAGTCAGCATAGTTCCGACCAGTCCTTTTTTTATTTTGTTTTTTTAATTCTTTATCCCCCTCTTTATCAGGTTCAAAAAGAGCTGAGACATCATCTGCATTTGGTAGTTGCGCCTCCAGTTCAACATTCGTTGTAAAACCACTATCTGTTAAATTGTGGGTTACGTTTGTACCAAGCCATACAATGTCATCAATTTGCGGTTTTAAACCGGTGAATACAAACTCTTGTTCCGGGATAAGGTTGGGTTGGCCAAAGGCAAAGGTATATGACAATTTCTGAGACGCACGTTTGCAACGGTTGAATTCAGCTTGTGCCGCTAATTCAGCGGTTTTTTTATCACGGTGAACGTATCTGATCTCTTTTAAATTGTCTTCATTGTCACCGATTACAACATATGACTTTTTAGATTTACCAGTATCGTAATAGTAGGCTTTAACACCGGTGATTCTGTCCGTGCCGGTACCAGTTGTGTAATTGTGGCCATCACCATCAGATCTAAAAATTTGGGCGGTAGGAAGGGGTAATCCGGAAGCGGTTTGACTGGCTCCACGTGGTAATAAAATTAAGTGGCCATTTTTTACCGTAGCAATAGCATCATGTTCGTCTGCAATTCGGGTAACCAGATTTGCATCACTTTCGTTCTGAGCAATGTATGAAATTACTCGGCTGGCCAGTGTGTCATGCACAATTGTTTTAAGCGCATATTCCGCACCAACGGTTTCAAAAATCACCTGAATTGTTTTATTACTAAAGCTACGTTCACGCTTTTGTTTTAAACCTTCCGATACATCGTTACTGAATGCCGAAATGCTTAAAACGTCCGGTGCACCGCGATGAGTGACGGATTCAACTTTATATTTCCCTTTGTCGACCAGGCCCGTATTTGACCAGCCAATCCAAACTTGGATAATTGCGCCTTCAGGTGGAATTTCTAATTGCCCATCAGAATCATCAAGCTCTATATCGACAGAATCTACAACAAGACCACGATTGTCTTTAATATTGAGAGAAATTAAACGATCGACAACGAGAGGGGAGATGTCATTACCATCTACTTCTAGGCGATAAATTGGGAAAGGATATTCAGTTTCAGTCTGATATGAATCAGCTGCTTCACTTAGCATATTGGTGACTTGATTAAACATTTATATCAACCTATTTGCTACGCCACCAGCCATACCTAGAAGCGTTCCAATTAAAGTAGGTTTCCATTCCTTTACAATTTTTAGTGTCAGGGTAAATTCTGTTTTACGTGCTGCACCATCTTTAAAGAAATATGTTTTCGTCTCTTCCATATTTTCAATAATAACTAAGCCATAAATCTTGCCGGTACCTTCGATTAAGGTATAAGCCATGCCTGTATCTGCCATACGACGGACTTGATCCAGAACAACACGGTTATTTGTAATTTCGTGGTAGATTTCCCCCTTCAGCGTAATGGTGTCTTCTCCTTTTCCCGTGAACTGATAAGCCGGGGTAGAACCTACCCGGCTATTACTTGGATGTCTCCAATTAGTTACACGTTGCAATTCCTGATATGCAGCTGTTCGCAATGAAAATACAAACAAGCCTAAAGCCATCATCATTTTACTTACTCCGTATCAGTTAAGAATCTACGACGAGCATCGCGTTCTTCTTGTTGGAGACGTACCATTTCAGCCCGTAATGCACGTGCTGTTTCACGTACAGGTTGTCCGTGCTCTGCTTTAATAGTGATTTGAATTGTGTCATTACTAATGTAGCTGCCACCGCGTTGTACTCGGATCGGTGTCACTGGAGTAACCTTTGCAGTAGTACCGGTACCAATTACATTTTGCGTAGCCTGCTGTGTAGCTCTAACAGGTAAGTTATGGTTCTGGGAAATACCTAAGGCCATGCCCTGCATCGTGTAATCACCAATGCCCATAAACACACGAGAAGGGGAATGGATTCCTAGAAGATTTCGGGCTTTTTCAATAACACCGGTTACGGCCCCGGAGAGAGCAGTTTTGACCTCACCGATTTTAGAAAGAATCCCGTTTTTTAAGCCGGTTAGGATCATTGCGCCAAAGCCAGTGAATTTTGCTGGTAGATCTACACCGAACCAGGATAAGACTTTTGCAAAGGCAGCATAGAAAAGCCCAATAGGGGACCAGTTAATAATTAAGGCAGATACTCCAGTGATACCCCCACTGAAGGCACTTTTAACTGTATTCCAAATGCCCACAAAGAATCCTGAAATTGGTGTCCAGTATTTATAAATCAGGAAGGCTGCTGTAGCGATGAGGGTGATAGCCAAAATAATAGGATTGGCCATCATGAAACGTGAAACAGTTAAGAAGATTTTCCCCAGCCATAGCAAACTCGTGCCAAGAATCTTAATAGGCATAAGAAACATTTTAAAAAGACCGGTAATAATTCCAAAGCCACCCCCTAAAACACCGAGCGACATTCTAAGCATGGCCAAAGGACCAAGAATTGTGACTAGTCCCAAGGCTATTGCACTAATTCCGCCTACAAGTAAAACACCGCCAGCCACGACTTTAGCAATGGTATTGGCTAATACAGGATTCTTTTGTGCCCAAGCTGTGACATTCTCGGTGATATTAGTGAACCCGGTAATAAGCATTTTAAATTGAGGTGCCAGCTGCTCACCAAACAGTGCCAGCATACTGGTAAATGTTCCACCAGCTGCATCCTTCAAGTTTTTGAGAGTTCCCAATTGAGCATTTACACGAGTTTGTAGTGCGGCCTGTTTCTGCATTTTGGCCACAACTTCGTTATAACCAGCTTGTCCTTTATCAATCAGAAGGTTTAATGCTTGAATAGTCTCGGCGTCATTACCAAACATATCTGAAAGGATAGGTAACCGTGCTTCAGTTGATAGACCTTTAAGTTTTTCAAGTTGCTTGAACATTTTATCCAGTCCACCAAATTCTCCTTTACCATCAGTAAAGTTCATTTGAATACCGGTTCCACTATCTTTTAATGCTTTAGCTATACCTTTAGAATCCATCATAGATTTAAAAATTTTGCTGTAAGCATTACCTGCAGCTTCACCAGCCATAGCAGCTTGATCTGCCATGATTAAAAGCGGGGCAATAGCCTTAGCGCCTTCTAGACCTTCAGCCTTAATGGTTTTCATACCAGCCGAAATTTTGGCAAAGCCTTGCAGCATATTTCCGCTATCAACCCCTAGGTAATAACTACGCTGGATAACGTCCATTAAACCCAGCATATCTTTTTCAGTAGTTTTAGTAGCATCCTGCATTTTTGCAGCAAATTCAGCTGCTTCAGCAAATGGCATTTTCATTTGAACACCGAGATAACCAGCAGCTTCACCAACGCCACCCAAGATTGCCTTAGCTGATATACCTTGCTGGATAAGTACAGCCATCATGTTTTGAAAGTCAGCTGTTGTTCCAGGTAGTTTGGTACCTAGTCCATTGGCCAGTTTATTTATCTGGGCATATTCTTTGGATACTTGGCCATTAGCCTGCATCATGGACACTCTTAGGCCCATTGCAGCATCTTCAGCATCTTCATATTGCTTCAAGCTGTATGCCATTCCAGCAGTACCTACAGCCCCAATTGCTAGACCTTTCTTGGCCAAATCCGAAGCTTTGGCCATACGTCCTTGCATTTGCTCATACTGCTTTTGGGCTTTCTGGTGACGTTCTAAAGATTCCTTTTGTTTGTTAATTTCCATCGTCGTGAGATGGATTTTATTCTTCAGCTCTGATTCATCTTCAGCCAGGTTGTCGACACTAATTCCAGCCTGATTAAGTTCACGGACTAAAGCCGTCATTTCAGTACTTTGATTTTTCTGAGCCGCTTTCAGACGTTTTTGTGCAGCTTCAGCACGTGCCAGATCTTTAACCATCTGTTGGGTAGGGGCACCAATATTCATGGCCGTTTTGAGCTGTTTAAGTGTTTCCTTATTCTGTTGAATGGCCTGTGTAGTTTTTTCAGATTGTTCTTTAAGTTGTCTGAAGCCAGAGATTTTACGTTGTTGGGCTTCTAGTGCCTTCAGTTCAGATGAAGTCTTTTTAAAGGCATCTGATAAGGTTTTAGAGCCACCAACGATTGTTTTTATAGGGCCAGATAATTTATCAACTACATTAAATAGGACTTCTAATTTTAAATCTGCCATTGGTGGACTCTAATTAGTTAATTTGATTTCTTTTGAGTGCTCTACGATGCCATTTGCTCAATTCAACTATATCCATGTCATCGTAAGTACTTGGCGGCCAGTGGAAGATGACGGCAATATTAGCTATTGCCTCATCTACATCATCGACCAGCTCTAGACTGTCTGAGCCTTGATTTCCTTCTGTAAGGCTTTCGGGTACAAAAAAGTGACCAAATGCCCTCCTAAATTGGCAAAATCTACAGGGTCCATTTGATAGATCTGCTGAGGTGTCAGTGCTGGGGAAGTAACACGTGGAAGGACTTTACAAAGTGCATCTACGTCATGCTGGTAAATAGCCTGGAGACTGGTACCACTTAATGCCTTTACACCCGGTTTACGAATAGTGACCTGAGTAATCATTTGTTCACCCATACGGATTGGTTCTTCTAAAGTCACCACTTCTTCGTTCGGGTTTTTAATTTGTTCCTGGTTAATCGCTTGATCAATTTGATTCATGTGGAAATATCCTAAAAGTTAAATAAAAAAACCTTCTGCAGTACTGGGCTACAGAAGGGAAGGAAACTTATAAAATGCCTAAGATGTTGCGTTGTTTTTCAAGACGGTCTACGCCACCGATTGTTTCTTTCATGCCAAGAATGTCAATTTCGACTTCAACTACACCATTCACCGTCAGCTTGTAGTAAACACAGTTCGTCACAACTTTATGTTCTGTGTCTTCACCAGGTGTTGATTCACCACCGTCAATTTCTTCGTGGCGACCTTTAACAACCACTTCAACGGCATCATATTCGCCATCATCATCTCGCTGGTATGCCCCAGCAAAACGGAGATAAACACCGTCAATTTTTTCCATACCAAATTGACGGAGTGTCAAAAGATCTAAACCACCATAAGTTGACTCAAGTACTAAGCCATCATCGGACATGCCTAAATCGACTTTTACGGTCCCGTTCATACCACCGCCACGGTAGTCTTCAGTTTTACGGGCTAACTTGGGTAAAGTCACAGTTTTAACTTTGCCCAAGTAGCTATTCCCTTCATTAAAGAAGTTCATATTTTTTAATTTTGGAGGTAAAGCCATGCGTTATGCTCCTTAAGCTTTTACAGATGCAGCAAAGTTAGCGAGATACCGATCCGTAATACGTTGACGGAAGGTCAAATCTTCTAACGGTGGGACAGGGGTGTAATCGTAATCAGTGGCCAATTTCCCAACCTTTAACGTGTCTGGAGTATTTGCTTCAGGATCGAACCAAGCGTCACCACCAATGAGATATTTATTACGTGTGAGTTCACGAAGCTTGGCCTTTTGACCTTCAAGAATGTCAGTGACCAATGAACCATGAAGAGGTAAATCATTTGCCCACATGTGTGCTTCAGCCATGGTGTCAGCCAAGACTTGAGCAGTACGTGTATAGTTTTCAAATAGGAATAATGGATCATCCGAACAAGTACGAGATCCCCAAAAACGAAAACCTTCATGCTGAATTAAAGTTGTAACTTCGTTGCTGTTGAGATAGCCAGCGTCAGTTGCTGGATCTTGCAGATCCCAAGTCACATCAGCATCGATACCAGTAACACCTGATACGGCAACGTTTGAAAGGGTTTTATGCCAGCCGATTTCGTTATCAATCTTTGCGCGTAAACCCATAGCAACTGCTACAGCTGGTACTGTTTCTGTTTGAGCCGTTGTCGTATTGAATGCTACAAAGTTCGGCCAAATGATCATGAGTTCACGTGCAGCAAACGCTTCACGATACGCCACAGCTTCTTCTTTGGTTTTGCAACCCCATGCATATGCATAAGCCATAGCGCGTAACTTTTTAGCAATTACAACTAATTCAGTAGCAACTGGCTGAGTATCAAGCCCTGGTGCACCTAAAATACGCGGTTGAACACCTAATTTAGATTTGGCAACAAGTAAAGCTTTAAGGCCGGTATATTTACCTTCAGCGGTAACAGTACCAACGACGTTTGCAGTTTGAGCTGCTTCATCAACTGCAGTAGGTACACGGACCACGACACAAAGGGCGTTGGTCTGGTTGGCCATATTTTGAAGTACTTTTGCTAAAGTTCCGTTTTTACCGGCTTTAGCTACAGCAGCTTGTATATTTGTAATTAGTACTGCTTGGTTTTCTGGGAATACTAATGGATCTGCGTCATCTGCAGTTGCAACAAAGCCTGGAATTGCAGTTGCAATGGTTCGGATTGGCCGGATCCCATCATTGAGTTCAAGGACACGGATTCCGTGGTGGTATTGATCTATAGCCATAAAAAAGCCTGTTTATTGAGGTTTTAATTCAACAAACAGGCTTGCATGACTAAATCAAAAGTGTAAGTTTCTTGGTCTGTGAAAATGATTTTCACAAAAAAACGATTACTTCAAGATTGTAACGTAAACGGGATGATTCACCGATGTTGTATCTGATGTGAAATTACGGTAATAAATTTGAAGTGTATTAGCTGCTGTCACTTTTGCAATGTATTCCCCTTTGTCAGGGGTAACTGCTGCACATTCAATGATGACATTATCACCAACGTTAATTCCTTGAATAGTTCGAGAGTAAGCTTCAAATACACCATTAGCAACAGGACTATAATTCAAATTATAAGTATAAATTTTACCAAAATCGCTATCTAATACCCATTTCGACCCATCCCATGAAAAATATTTCTTGGAGGAGATTCCATATTCATTTGTACGTGCTTTAGTTCCAATTCCAACATATTTGAGAACTGATTCGCCCGTTAGTGGAGGAGTACTTTGTGAAACACCAATATCATAAGCTAGTGGGGAAAATATATTGTTATCACCAATAGATACAATATTAAACCCACCACCCGTTTTAAGTACACCTTTTGATGGATGAATAATTGTATTACCCCGAAACTCATTAATGAAAGTATTTCCATAGAGTTCGAGAGCTGAATCTTTCGGAAATTCAATACTATCTAATAAATTATAATCAATAATATTTCCTGTTATTAGGGCTCGCATACAATGATATAACCTAACCCAGCCAAATCGATTGTCCTTAATTTGTGTGTCAAATGATGTAACAGTGGTGACGCTATTCCATATTGCTGCAATATTGTTAAGTACCTTTAGGTTATCAACACTGATCCATGTCCTCATTTCCCCTTGTATTTCATTGTCTTTAATTAAATAGTTTTTCGCTTTTACTGCAGTATCTGCTCTATTGAGATCAAGCTTCAATGGTGGCACACCAGTTCCTCGATAATCAGATAACATAGTGTTTCCACTAAATTCAAAATCATCTACATCTAATGTGCGAACTATTTTTTCCTTGAAGGTACAATCTTTAATTTTAATACGTTGTGATTTATCGATTAAACCTACATAAGTAGAGTTAATATGCTGTGTTACCATTCTGACAATTTGGCAACCCACTGCACCAAACATGATCCTAAAACCAAGTGCTAGGCCATCCACAAAATCATCCATTGATACGCAATCACGACATTTTGCACCAAAATAAATTCCAGCTACATTAGGACTGTAGTAACTACCATTTCGATAAAATTTATTGCGCATGGATAAAATGCCAACTGCACCTGCATAGGTAATAAGAACAGCATCATGCTCAACCCCATCAAAAAAAGTACAGTCCTCAACAATACCCGAATGAGAACCATATCCATACATGAGCTTTAAACGTGCATTAAAAATACAGTTATTGAAAATTGTATTGTAAGACGTTTGATCTCGGAAAGTGACCTCTCCATCTAAATCACGATGACTGAAGGTACACTTATAAAAATACATATTGCATGAATATGTATGATCATAATAGTTACCATGTAGTTTAAAGTTTAGGTTATTAATTCTAGGGGTTATGTTGTGTATTTTATAAATACGCGAAGTCTTGGTTGGATCAGTATCAAAATCTAATCCATTCGCAATCGTAATTGTAGTTCCATCAATTGAGAGAATATTTGTAATTTGAGAGGTAATACCTATTTTTTCTGGGTTTCTTCTGTTATCGGTATACCATTGATCACTATTATCTCCCCCGTAATAAATCATTACACGATCACCAACATTCAGACCGACCACAGATGATAATGAAAGTGTTATTGTTGATTTTGTTGGGGCTCCAATAATGTCATATGAGAGCATTTGTGTTGTAGAAATAGGTTTCGGACTAGTATATGTAGCATTATTTCCATTAATAACAACGTTATTACGGATATAAACCTTGTCACTTACAATATAGTTCGCATTAGGATTGCAGTCGATTTGACTTGGTCTAGAATCAAGCATAGCTTGCCATGCGAATAGGTCATCAGTGATTCCATCACCCTTCGCGCCAAAATCTTCAGGCTTAACAGGTCTATGTTTTAATATTTCATTATCGACATATTGATGAGTTGCAAGTACAACGTCTGGATCTATGACAAGTTCAAAGTTTGCAACATTATCAATTTGTAGAACCATACGGAATGTCATGATTCTTGCCGTGCCATCAGCGGGATTTGGTTTGTATGTTGACGGATAGTTTGAATATGCAACAAGAATATCGCCAGAATAAAGACCTAATTCCCGAATATTAAAACCACCAATTGCAGATGCAATAATTGCATCTGCACGTAGCCAGTTTCTATTATTAGGATCTGGTGAAATAGAATTAAGTTGTGTTCTATATACTTCATTTACAAGACTTATAAAACTTGCATCTGGTGTAGGCAGTTCACCACCACCATCTCCAAAAGCCATTGAAGTAATACCAAGTTTTGTCCCGTTCTGGATTGATTCTGTTAATAGCTCCAAGCCTTTTTGTGTAAATACGGAATAGTAAATTTGCTCAGCCATGATTAGGTTCTCGGATAAACTGTAGTTTCGTCATGCCCGTAATGGACAAAAACTGGGTAAATAAACGGGATGGGTTGTTGTTGTTTTGGGTAAATTGTGACTTCTTCACCGTCATACATTGCACATGCAACATTTGAATCTCCCTTTACGGAAATCACATTTAGCTCAATTCCCTTAAGCTGCCTTGTTAAAGGCTTTGCATCATGAATAAGTTCAACCAACGTGTTGTATGATTTTTCAGATAGTGATTTGCCATTAGTATCGATAGTGATTTGGAAAGTACCTGGTTCATTCACAGGACTTTCTTGCCACCACTCAAGAATAGTGAGTGAATAACCAAAACTTTCTACAATTGATCGAAGAGCGAAATTCGTACCTTTATATGTATGAACCTTAATTGAGTTTTTGATTTGTGCTCGTTTAACTTCATCTGGCCAATCATCTTGCCAGCGATCAACAGAAAATTGCCAAGCTAAAATAGATAAGAAATCTGCTGGAGCATCATCTACCCGAATTAAGCTTGATAAGTTAGTGTTTAGCTCTGTTGTTTTGGCTGTAGTTTCAACAATTCTCTTTTCAAAAGGTGTCGTGTTTGGAGGAAGTAAATTCATTATTCATTCCTCACGCTAAGTTTAATAGCCGTACATGAAGCTGCCTGAAAATTAGTAAGGTGGATTTCAGCCGTAGGACTAACTAATTCAACTCTTTCAACACCTGAAACCTTTAAAATTGAATAAAGATCAGAAAAAAATACACCTTTACCAATACGTTTTGGTTCTTTGGTATAGGCTAAAGCATTGGCCTGTGCAGCTGCTAAAACTGGATCTGTCTCAGGTACATTTTTAGTGACCAATACAGCTTCAATTTCATAGTTAATGATTTCAGCTGATTGAACTTGTACTCGATCCCCAGTAGGACGTTTTTTCTCTCCAGATACATAATTTAGAACAATCGTATTTAGTTCTTCAGTTGAAGCATTATTTGATGTGTCACGCTGAAGAATTGTCAAAAGTGCGTGTGCTGGAGCTGGTGAGCTACATTTAACATCTGAAACACGACTATCGGCTGAAAGCGTGTGAAACTCATAAGCTGATTCTGGTCCAGCAGTACTTAATGCATCTAATTTCTTTTGAATGCGGTAACGAAAATCTTCATCTTCTTCATAAACAGCTGGGGCTGGTGGTGTGATTGAATCATCTGCAGGTGTAATTACTAAACGTTTAACATCAAAATTTGCACCCCAAACATCAAGATCATTTCCCTTTGCAAATGCAAGTTGTGTAGCCAATGCTTTTTCATTAATTTGATTGCGAAGAATCATTTCCCGGTAAGCATTTTCTTGTAAAAGCTTAGTGACTGGTTCACTTTCACGGCTCAGTGTTTTACGAATTAGCTCTTGCTCATCCTCTGGATGAAGCGAAATGAAATATTCTTTACGTTCATTGAAGATGTCTTCATAGTCAAGCACATCAACAAAATTTGGTTTTGGTAAAGAATTAAAATCAACACTCATAAGGAAGATCCAATTGAAAGAGGGATACTTAAAGAGGCCTGTTTATTGCTATCGACTAGACTGCAATCCATATCTAGAAAATATGAACCTTCTTCATTAGTCACTAACGAAACTAAATTGAGAATGATCCTATCTTCCCAACGTAAAAGTGCTGTTGCAGTCGCTGCATATAACTGCAGAGTGGCGATTTCATCAAAAGGGGAGTCGATCAATTGATAGATCAAAGAACCATATTCTCGACGCATGATTCTTGTACCAATGGGGGTAGTTAGAATGTCCTGGATAGATTGACGGATATGATCTAATTCAGTTTCAAGCTCTCGGCCATTTTCACGTGACATCATGGAATTGGCCCTCCAGTTGTCCCACCGCTATCTCCAGGATGTTTATGTTCTTTCAAACTAATTGAGCCAGCTTTAACATCAGCTTCAGTACTAAAAGCACCCGTTGAATGACTACTTCCTTGCACCAACTGGCTACCACCGACGGTATTATTTCCTGTCATGGCAGTACTTCCATTAATCTGAAGATTTCCATTGATAGTTGTGTCCCCGTTTACGGTTATACCGCCATCAGCAGTTACAATTGCTTTACCACCTGAAGGTAAAATGGCTGATAAATGGTGTGCAGCAATGTCATAAGCAATAATGCAGCCATCAGCGAAAACACGAATTTTTTTATTTAAATCATCAGAAGGAGCGGGATGCTCATTGTTATAAAGACCATAAAAAACCACGCTAGTTGGGCCAATCTCACCACAAGGTGAAATCACCATAACTTCTTCATCTAAAGAGGGTGGATCCCAAGTTGAGTCATCTCCGGAACGTGCATTAAAAAAGCGAATTTCAGGTGTGACAATATCGTCAAGATCAACAGTGACAAGAGGGATGGGATTAGACGGATTTACAGTCTTGATTTTTCCGAATCGAATCAGATTTTCAAGACGACGATTGATGTCAGCATTCATGCCAACACTTTGCGTTAGAGTTTTTGAGTTTTCAGCAATTGGAACTTGTGAAAATGGTTTTCACAAGTTGAGCTATTTAATATTGATATGCTTGATGAATGAGGACTCAACCAAATTAATCTCTTTATCTGTAAAACCTAGCAATTCACGTTTTGGATAAACTGTATCTGGAGCAGATCTAGTTGCCCGATCTCTTAATCCATATTGGTGTACCTTAGCAATTCGACTGACACGACCAATGAAACCCACGGCAATTGATTCACTATTGCTTAGTACTTTTAGATGAGTGTTAGATTTAATCTGGGAAAACATTTTTCTTTTTATTTTTCCTTTCTGGTCACGTAAGCGTGTACGTCTTGCCGTAAAAGCTGATCCATCTGGATTTTGTTGCGCTGTAATACGCTGGCGTTGGCTTGTTCGTAGATCTCTTCCAATATTCTTAGCCAGTTTTGCCCTTTCACCTGCAGACAAACGGTCCAACAAGGGTTGAAGATATAGGGCAAGATCCTGAATATTATTCATGGGTTTTTACCAGGGAAAGGCATATCTAAAGAACGTCCTTGAATATTTGCCGTGCGCCATGTTGCCAGCGTAGATCCTTCCTTATCTATTAATTCAAAATCGGTAGGTGGACCAAACTCAGTATATTGTGGTTCAGTCGGGTAGGAGATCTCAAATTTCCCTTCAGCATTCTTTTTCACAATGACGCGTTCAGTTAAAGGAATTTTAAAGTGCAGATCATATTTGCTGTTATCAATGAGTTCAGCTTCAAAAGTAATGGCATCTTTTACCTTATCTAGATTGGCCATGAGTTCGGATTGGTTGTCCATAATCCATGTGAAAAGGACGACACCAAATACATCTACATCACCAGCATAATCCGTAATGATCATATCTAGCGTATAGGCCATTTCAAAGCTATATCCATTTGCAGCAGTACTCATTAATTTACCGTCATTAGCAAAAATGAGTAAGCGATCCGGATCCTGTGGTAGATCCGGAATCGCATTTAGCAAATATTCACGTAAAGCATGGGGTTTTTTCATGCTGCAGTTTTACCCCCATAAATAGGTTCAAGGTGATCCCATTCTTTTTGGAATTTTGCTTGATAACCAAGCTTCTTATAGTTTTTGCCGTTGTAGAGTGTAAAGACTGTATGCCAATCTTGTTTTTGTAATGCTTCTAATAAGCCAGGCTTCCACTCAATAAAACGGATAAATGCTTCAAGTTGGTTACCTTCGCTAAGTTGCTGCTGATCAACAAATTCTTGAATAGACGAATAACCGAGATCTTTCCAGTTTTCGCCCATGATTTGAAATTGTCCCCAACTAGTGGACATAAGGGCAGATTCTTTATGAATATTTATGGCCATACTTAAACGGGTGTATTCGGCTGCGTCGCCTTTGTAACCACCCGTTAATGTATTCACTAAATTTGGAGAAATTTTTACCTGACCATTTGCAAATGTTTTACCTAATGCCTGGCATAAATAAAAATACATTCGATGTCGTTCAAATAAAATTTTAGCTTTCCCATTTGGTAGAAAACCTACACCACGGCCTTCAACTGCTCCGAAAACTCTAATAACTAATTCGGGAACTTTTAAACGTATTGCAGCTTTTTTATAGTCTTCATCTTTTAAAAATTTACTTATTGAATCACCAGCTAATGCTTGGCGCGTTTTATCACCGACTTTACCGTCAGCTACTAAGCCATATTTACGCTGGAGTTGAATCACTGCAAATTCAGTACTCTCTCCAAAATGACCATCAATCGACAGGGGTTTACCTTTAATCCCCTTGTAACCCATCTTCGACAATTGTTTTTGAAGAGTTGCTACAGCATCACCTTTTGAGCCAAATTTTAAAATCATGTCGTACTCCAAATGAGTTTGGCCACATTACCTTTTGTTCGCCAGATGAGTACTGCAAGAAGGATTGCAAAGATGGCATCCCAGAGCGTAACTGGATCCTTAAAAAATAAGATATGCACCGATTGGCCTAGAAAAGCTGCAATCAAAGTTGCCGCAAAGAAGGAATAGCCACGGTGAAAATTTCCACCATGACTAAACGTTGCAATACGAAAACCGCAAATGAGATAAGCTAAAACGGCAACGGTTTGAAATAACAATTCGATCATGACTTGCCACCTCGAAAGATATTAAGAATGTCGGAAAGCTTTGCAGTTTTAACCCAATCAACAACCTTGATTAGTATGAATAAACAAAGTGTTGAAGTGATTAGGGCTGCCACTGCATCAGCTTTTAATAATGTATGTTCTGTAATTAGTGGTGCACTGATATAACCAATACCAGTGGCCAATAACATATTGCGAATACGTTGGTAAGCATTTAAATCTTTTTCAAAAGTTGCAATAAATGCTGCCCCAAGTACTGCACCGAGCAACGCATTACCATTAATAAATGGAAGCAATGACACTGCACTTAACGTGGCAATGGTTGCTGTAGAAGTTGTTGGTTCTGGCATAAATTCTCTCAATCCCAAAGCTGAATGCTTTGAACTTTATTTTGTGGAGTTGGGATGTCTGGTAATTGAACTTTTGTACCCATTGGAATGAATGGACCAAATTCAGAGAGATGTGGATTCGTTTCTAATACTCGCTCAACTACACCAGTGCTACGGCCATATTCACGCCAGCAAATGGCGTCAACTGTATCGTTTTGGATTGCATAGATTTCTTTCATCTAAACCAACTCCACATTCAAGCGACGGACTTTTTTTAAATCACGGATGGCAAAACGCAAATCACGTTTATAGTCATCTATCGTCGGTGTCAGTTCTTCAGCTTTTTGGCTGCCGTTGTTTGTAGTGTCATAAGACCGATAACGTTCACAAAGTTCCGCACCAGCTGCAGCAGAAATTGCCCGGAAATACAAAACAGCAGCAATAGATTTTCCATTGACCTGTTTAGTTGTAATTTCCACTAAAGTTGGAGCTTTACTGAGTAAACTTTCCAGTTGTTCATTGACATGAATTACAGCTGCTTCTATAGCTGAAATAAGACGTTGATTTGTGACACTTGAATCTAAACGTAAAACTTCACGGATATGGTTGCTTGATACCGATGGAAAGAACGGATCACTATTGATTACAACGTCTTGATTTGAAAAAGTACCGTTTGCAATTAATCCAGACATTTTTATTCTCAGTTAGTGAGGGGTGGAGAACTGAACCAAAAACAAAACATAAGAATGTTTGTATTTGCTCAGATCTGCCCCTCGGTGGGTGCTTGGCACTCGTTACGCCGGATCAGAATTTAGACTCTCTTGATCTTCGACGTTCTGTTCTGTTAAAAGCTTTTCAGCTTTTTGGAGTTCTTGTTTACAGCCACAGTTTTCATGAAGTTTCAAAGCAGTTTCAAAATAAGAAACTGCTGCACGATAAGACTTTTGATTAAAACTTGAACGACCAAGACCAACATAAAGCTTTGCACGGACTTCATCCGGCATGTCATGTTCAGCAGTCAGTTCAAAAGCCTTTTCTAAAGTCTCTAAACTGAAGTCTTCACCGGCTTTATGTGCCACACGTGCAGCATTGCCAATTTCTTCAACAATGACAGTTGCAGTTGAACGACTGAATGAATCAGGCATTTTCAGAGCATTCTGCAAAGCATACTCAGCAAGACTTAAACCTTGATCAAACAAGCCACAATCAAAGCACCACAACATAATGGTTGTAATCACTTCATCTTGTTCAACTTTGGCTCCAGATTTAATTACACCATCCACATATGGCATGTGCTTTGGAATTAATTCTTTTTTTGCTTCAGCGCGTTTTTCTTGTGACTGAATTGAACGTAAGACATGAATGTCATTCTTCAGTTCTGTCAGTTGTAATTGGTAGACGCTTGCGTCTGGACGTACACCACCAAATTCATCAGCTTTGGCAGCTTCTTTTGCTGCCAAAGTCTTAAGGCGATGTCGTCGAGCTGGACTCAACATAAAACACCTCTTATCCGATTGTGATGCCTTCAACCAATGCCACTTTTTCATACGCCTCAATGACATACGCTTCATTTGAAGATTGATAATCTTCAATGCGGTTTTTACTTGGTTTTTCTTGGATGTAGCGACGTTTTGCATCTTTCTGATAGTAGATTGACAGGTTGTCAAAAGATGTAATCAAAAGCGCGTTGTCTGGGAAATGTGGTACACGTGCTGCAGGTAAACCACCAATTTGTTTTTGGCTTAATAAAACCTGACCAGCCAATATATTCGTATTGTCTGAAGCATCATTCACCATCGGGAAGTTTTTGTCTGCCAAGAGCGAACGACCACAGATTACGACTAGATCCGTATCGTCTTGGTGAACTTCGTCAATGAGCTCATTGACTGCATCGACCACTAAAGCATCTAGGTTTTTATATGTACCAGTTGCACCAACTGTCACTGTTGACATCACACGTTCAGGAGCATTGGTACGGATTTTTTGTAACCAACCAATGTTCACGTCCTGTAATTTTGGATTTGTAGTACGGTCAGTGGTTTCTGCTGCAGAAATACCATTGAAACCAATCATGATACGATCTAAACCAATTGCTTTAGCAACTGCATTTGTCCAACGTTGATGGAAGTCAGCAAATGGTGCCCACGCATCAAGTTTTGCATAGGGAATTGCCACATCAAAATTGGTTTGTTTGCATTCATATTTGTCTGCCCCTAAACCAGTTGGATCTGTTGGTGTACGTTCACCATTGCCTGAAGTATCGGTACGTCCTGCAATCGTTGAATTTACAGATAGACCAATCGCTTCACCAGTTTGAGCATCAACAGGGATGATATTAATTTTTTGAAGAAATTCACTTGAAGCCTGGATTTTTTCTTCCATTTTTTGAGCAGGTGCAGGTGCGACTGTGAATTGCACCTGAGCTGATTCAACACCGTTGATTTCAGCAACTTTGGCTAAACTGTGATTGAATTTTTTACGTGTATCATTACGCATTTTTTTCTCGCTTATAAGCAATATTTATGGACTGCAGACATTATTGAAACTATCAGCACTCGATTTGTTCAGAAAAGTTGCCACTATTTTCAGGTGCTGGAGGTGTACTTGGGTTTTCTTCACCTTCAAGCTTGGCTTTAAGATCATTGAATTCTTTTGCTAATTTAGAATGCTTGTCTTGCAGTTCTGAATAATTAGTCTCGACCTTTTTCAACTTGGTTTGGTTTTCACCAAATGTTTTCGCAATCGCTTCTAGTGAGTCAGCTACTTCCTTGAATTGGTCTTTATTTTGATTATCCAGTTGTTCTTGTTGTGGCTTTAACCAATCCAAAACTTTAGAAAACAGCCCTTTAGCTGGAGTATCTTGACTGTCTTCAAATTGGAGATCAGCTTCTTCAGCAGCAGTAAATAAATTATTTTTATCTTGTTTTTTACCTACAAATGGATTTGCTTCTGGATTTTTTGATGCGAACTCCATGATCTGAGTACCTAAAGATGCAGGTGTATCAGTAAAAGCAAGTCCTACAAGATATGCCTCTCCAGTGTCAGCAAAATTTGGGTTTACTTCGATAGAAGTAAAAAGTTTTTGGCCACGCTTATGCAGTTCGATTAATTGATCGTACGCATCTACTTGTGCAAATAATGCCCATTTTTTATTGCCATTAATTTCAACTTCTTCAGCTTTAAGGCCAATAACTTTTGCGTATGATCCAAAAGTACTGTCAGGGCTAATTGAGCGAAAATGTTCTAAATTTCCCAAAGCCATATAAGTATCTGGATTATAATTTTTGGCCATTTGTTGAATCCATGTTGCTTCAATCACACGACCATCAGTTGTGGACCCAGCAACAGCAACACGGAAAAATTTGGACTTCTTCATTTCTGAATCCTGTGTATATTGTCGATAGATAAAATCTATTTAAAGTAGTTAGCAGAATCGGAATTACAGGAAAAAGAATCAATAAAACCCACTTGTGAAAACAGTTTTCACAATTTCAGCGAAATGAATAAATGCTTATGTATTGGCTTAATGAGCCAATGGATAAAGCACTCAATACCCCGACAAACTTGACCTTTGATAACCGTCTCACAGCCAAATTTCTATATTGGATGGGATGGCGAATCAGCTCGATTGCAGAATTCTTAAAAGAGAACGATAAAAATGTTCATGCTTGGAAATCCCGAGATGGATGGGATAAAGATGCACCTGCAGGTCGAGTTGCCCAGGCACTGGAAGCACAGCTGGTCAAGCTAATTATTCTTGAGAAAAAAACACCAGGTGATTTCAAAGAAATTGATTTGCTCATGCGACAGCTTGAGCGTATGGCACGTATTGATAAATACTCTAATGGGGGGAATGAGACCGATCTTAATCCAAAATTAAAAAATAGAACTGCTGGACCACGTAAGCCAGTTGCTAAAAATCTGCTTACAGAAGAACAAATTGAAAAACTATGTGAAGACTTTGACGACGGTTTATTTGAATATCAAAAAGTATGGTACCGAGCACGTGAACAGCGTAACCGAGCTTTATTAAAATCACGTCAGATTGGTGCAACATTCTATTTTGCACGTGAAGCTTTGATTAAAGCTGTTACTACTGGTCGAAATCAAATTTTCCTGTCTGCTTCTAAAGCCCAGGCGCACGGTTTTAAAACTTACATCAAAAACTTTGTAATGCAGTCTATTGAAATTGATCTTCAAGGTGATCCGATTTCAATCACACTGCCATGTGGCAATACAGTTCAACTGATCTTCTTGGGGACAAATGCAAAAACAGCTCAGTCCTATCATGGTGATTTGTATTTTGATGAATTTTTTTGGGTACATGGCTTTGCCACACTGAAAAAAGTCGCATCAGCAATGGCTGCGCAAAAACAATACAAAAAGACTTATTTCAGCACACCTTCAAGTAAAACCCATGAAGCACATGCATTCTGGACAGGTGATGCCTTCAATAAGGGGCGTACTAAAGAAAATCGTGTAGAAATTGATACTAGCCACGGCATTTTAAAGGATGGTGCTTTATGTGGTGACAAGATGTGGAGACACATCGTCAATATTTATGATGCTGAGCGACAAGGCTGTGATCTATTCGATATTGAAGAATTAATTGCTGAAAACAGCCCAGAAGAATTCGCAAATTTATATATGTGTGAATTTGTCGATGATGGCCACAGTGTTTTTCCTCTGTCCATAATTCAGCCATGTATGGTCGATTCTTGGGAAGTTTGGTTCAAAGACTTTAAGCCTTTGGCATTACGACCTTTTGGTAATAAACCAGTATGGATTGGTTATGATCCAGCAGAAAGTGGCGATAGTGCAGGGCTTGTGGTCATTGCACCACCTGAACCAGATTATCCAAAATTCCGATTATTAGAACACCATCAATTCAAAGGCATGGATTTTGCCAGCCAAGCACAATACATAAAAAAATTAACGACGAAATATAACGTCAAATATATCGGTTTAGATAAGTCGGGTATGGGTACTGGTGTTGCTCAACTCGTTCTTGAATTCTTCCCAAATTTAACGACCTTCAACTATAGCGTCGATGTCAAAACACAATTGGTCATAAAAGCAATGGATGTGATCAACAAAGGACGTTTTGAATTTGATGCCGGATCCACTGACGTGGCCATGTCAATTATGGCCATTCGTAAAACACTGACGGCTTCACAAAGACAAATGACATTTGAAGCATCACGTGCAGAAAACATCGGTCATGCAGATTTGGCTTTTGCCATTTTCCATGCGTTCGCAAATGAACCTTTAACCCTTGATGACCAAACAAAATCTAAAAAATCCTCTATGGAGATTTACTAATGTCCGACAGCAAAGTGCAGGCATTTACATTCGGTGATGCTGAACCGGTAATGAACAGCCGAGATCTATCACAATTCTATGAAACTTGGTTAAGTGGAAATTATTACGAACCACATATCAGTATGAATGCTTTGGCAAAATCATTTAAGGCAATGCCGTATTTGTCGACTGCAGTGTTTTATAAAAAGAATCAACTGGTATCTTCATTCATACCAAATAAGCTAATTAAGTCAGCAGAATTTGAAAGAATTTCATTCGATTATTTGGTTTTTGGTAATGGTTATTTACAACGGATTGATAACCGTTTGAATGAGCCACATCATTATGATGGGTTGATGGCCAAGTACACCAGACGCATGAAAAACGCTAATGAATTTTTGCAACTGCTTAATGGCTTTGAAGAACACATTTTTAAACCTGGTACCGTTTGCCACATTAAAGGTATTGATGTCGATCAAGAAATTTATGGTACGCCAGAATATATCGCTGCACTTCAGTCAGTTTGGCTAAATGAGTCAGCAACTTTATTCCGTCGCAAATATTATAACAATGGATCTCATGCTGGCTTCATCCTATACATGACCGATTCAGGGATAGATGATGATGACGTGGAGGGCCTGAAACAAGCTATGAAAGACTCACGTGGCCCTGGTAATTTCCGTAATTTATTCCTACATGCGCCTGGTGGGAAAAAGGATGGCTTACAACTTATTCCTATTAGTGAATTGGCTGCCAAAGATGAGTTTTTAAATATTAAGAATGTCACTCGAGATGACGTTCTTGCATCCCAACGTACGCCCCCACAGTTGCTAGGCATAATTCCATCTAATGCTGGTGGCTTTGGATCTATCAGTGAAGCACGGGAAGCTTATTGGTATTCCGAGATTGTTCCCCTTCAGAATTTATTTGCGAACACAGTAAATGAATGGGCAGGTGATCAGATCATCCGTTTCAAAGAATTTGGTCAGCTGCAATTTAAAAAAGAAAAACAACAATAG